ATTATCTATTGCTATTTCACAATCAGATGTTTGAGCCATTTCACGATATTTTAGAATCAGTTCAATTTCACTTTTATACTGACCATCTAAATCCAGAGAAGTACCGTAAGCACCAGCTCCAGATACCATCATAGAACCATCGTCATTTTCCGGCATAGTAAATGCTGGAACATTTGCGTTTGGTGCTCCTTGATTCTTTCTTTCAATTTTGAAACCAAATATTTCAAAAGCCATAATTTATTCTCCTAATTAAAATCCTGTTGTCGTACCAGTAAGACTTTGTACATTTGTAATAACTTTGCCCGTAGTAAGGTCTTGGTGTTCCCAGCAATCATATGCCCACTGACAAGTATAAGTTTCAATAGTGTTACTCTCCCAACTAAGAGCAATAGTCGATAATCCAATTGGAAAAGCTCCTATAAACTTATATTTTTGTAAAAGTGTTCCATTCTTAGAATACTGACTGACAGTTATATCTGCCTTATATTCAGCATTTTTTCCTTCTTTATTGCCACTTTGTGTCACACTTCTAGTATTTAGTTCGTGTTTTGCAAGAGTACTCATCCACTGTTCCAGTGATTTTCTTACTCCAAAATCTTCATCATTTATAATTGTAGTATCCCAATTTTCATAAGTTCTATCTGCTGCAACTTTTATGGGTTTTCCGTGATAAAATACATCGTATGTTCCAACTGTACTTGCTGGAATAGAAGCTGCTGATATTAAAAATTTAGCATTAACTGCAGGTGAGGATATAAAGGAAGGATAATTAAGATTAACTTGAAAAAGGGCGGATTTTGCTCCACCGCCTTTTAGATTTGATTTGAATTCTGATATTGCGAAAGCCATTCATTTATCTATTTCTAATATTAGTTTGATTTCCATGTATCAAAACACCATTCTACTGAATATTCTTCTATACCATCAGTTTCCCATCCAAGAGTAATTTCACCAAGAGATGTTGGCCAAATATTATCAATAGTGTAACTTTGACCATCTACACCGTCTTTGTTTACCTGAGTAACAGTAGCTGTTCCCTCAAAATATAACCCAGCTGCAGTAGCATAACCACCATGTGTCTCATTTCTTTCGCCGTCTAGTTGACCAGAGATTGTTCTCATCCATTCCATGACTTTATTTCTCATAGAAAAGTCGTCATCATTAATTATAGTAGTTGTCCAGTTTTCAAAAGTTCTAAATCCAGCATATTTAATTGGCCTTCCAACATAGTTTATAGGAAGAGCAGCAATAGTTGAGCCTGGAATCTGTGCAGATTTAACTAGTATAGTTTCGTTGTTTTTGAAAGATAACGAACCATCAACCGAATTATCTATTTTTACTTTAAATAAATTGGGTCTTGCGCCCCCACCGTTTGAAGCAATGTTAGATTTAAATTGTGAAACTGCGAATGCCATATTTTTCCTTTTAAATTATTCTTGGTCGCCCAAAGCTGTAGAAGTATCTTGAGCAGTTGAAGTGTAATAGTTATATTCCCATGTAACACTAAATTCTTCCATTGCTCCTGTTGTGTCATAATTTAACTCCATTGCATCAACAGCACTTGGCCAACAATCTATAAAATCAAAGTCTATTGCAACATCACCAGTTTTTGTATATTGTCTTATAGTGACACTGCCATACCAATCAGCCGGTAATATACTTCCTGCTAAATTGGATTGAGTTCCGTTAATAAACTCCATCCAAGTTTCCATACCTTTTCTTATTCCATAATCTTCTGGATTAATGAACGTGGTGGATAAAGTTCCAAACGTCATTTCGCCTGGAAGTTTAATTGTTCGACCAAAATACTGTTTTTCCATTGGTGTAACAGTTAGGCCAGGAATTGAAGTGGTAGTACATTGATACTGAGATTTTGCTAGCGCATCTAATCCTGTCACACTTGCAACCGGCCCATAAATTGTAACGTCAAATAAACTGGGTCTAGCGCCCCCTAATGTGAGCGCCGCCTTAAAGTCTGAAATTTTTCCTATTGCCATCTAATTTTCTCCTAATCTTATTGTAATTATTTATATCAAAAATATTAAACAGCACCAACGACTTCGGAAAATTCTACACCACTTCTAACAGCAACAAAGTTGAGTTGGATGAAGTTTATAGCACGTGAAGGTTTGATGAAAATATCTCCCCTAAACGAATTGGTATCAACAACTTGAGCAGTATTATTAGAAGCATCACACACAACTCTAAAGTCTTGTATTCCACCTCTACCTTGAATGTCTCTCAAGAACGGTTCTACCATTGCAACAAACTGTGAACGTGTGAACTCATCGTTGAATTCAAACATCTGAAACTTAGCAGAATTTGAAATTGCTTTTTCTAGAAGAATGAATAGTCGTCTTACGTTAATTCTATCAAACGCAGATGGTTTAGTTAATTGTGTCTTATCTCCAAAAAGAACTGTTCCTTCGCCTGGAAATGAAACAACTGGATTGACTTGTGCTTGATACAACTTATCACGTTCTGCTTTCTTAGGATTGTAAGGAAGTTGAACCACACCTTTAATCTGACCTCTGGTAAAACCAGCTGGAGAGAAGAAAGGATCACGAACTTGATCTGTCTGAGCACAAAGACCGGCTATATCACCATTCAACGGAACAAATCTCATCTTATCGTTATGTTTGTCGAACTGTTGTTTATATCCAGAATCCATAACAGCGTAAGAGGAATTCTTATTGACTGTATCTCTAAAATCAATTATGTTATCTGTAGCAGTTGAAGAGGATGTTACACCAACAACATCTGCTTTTTCAGGAGAAAAGAAAGCTACACAATCTTTTCTTGCGTCTGCGAGGTTATCGATAACGTGTCTTATGACTGTTGAACTGTGATTACCACACATTACGAGTGAAAGATCAACATCTTCAGCACTTGCCATTAGGTCATATGCACGAACAACATCAGCATCTGCGGGACCAGTTCCGTCTGTTCCACCATTAAAACTAAGTGACAATGGAAATGATGCATTTTCAAAGGTATCTGAAGTTTGAACTCCAGTAGAATCAGCGGTTGCACCCCAAGCACGAAATGTTGCGGTTCCGTCAGTAACTATTGTTCCGTTACCAGCGGTATCGTTACCGGCTACTGCAGATGCAGTTGTTCCGTGTCCACCCAATGTTGGATGGTCTAACCACCACAAATATGCAGATTTTCTGTTGATGACATTCTTATAGAAAACATCTTCGCCTTGGCCATCTCTTGCTCCAATCGCTACTGACAGATTAGCTTGTGCCTCTAGAACCTCTCCTTTTGTTCCTGAAAACTCACCAAATTCATCGACAATAGCAACATGAATTTCATCTTGTGACATATCTTTGTCATCAGCATGTACAGAAGTCGTTGGTGCACCTGTACTGAATGAACCTTTGTATTCCCATTCTCTTGCGATAGCAGCACCAGAGTTAGCACCGTTAAATTTTGTTGAAGTTGCAATGACTGTATTTGATGTGATAGCATTAACTCTGTGGGATTCTCCACCTATGGTAATCGTATCACCAACAACAAATTGTTTATCGAATAATGTTCCTGTTCCTGTTACAACAGTTGAATCAGCGGTAGTTACAGCAGTTCCCTTTATGAAAGTAGAACTTGTTGCAAACGCAGAACGTTTCTTTACTGTAAATGCTTTAGCGGTAATATTTGCGCTATCAGAAGCACTTGTTGCAAATACTGTAGCAGAATTTGCGTCAGAAATTGCTGCTACTATATGAAATCCAACTTCATCTACAATCTTGATAGCATCTCCAACTCTTAATTCATCTAAAAACAGAGAATCAGCTGTTCCTTCTAAAGCACCACTTGAAGCAGTCCACGTTACTGTACTTGTTCCTGTTACTTCTGGTCTATCAGCTGGACAAAAAGAAACTTTTAAACTGTTACCTAAATCACCTGCCCACTTTGCCATGAATGGTCCGTCAGCAGCGATTCCTGCTATACCACCACCGATTGATCCACCTTGTTCTGTATCAAATGTGGTATAAAAACTTTCGGTTGTTGTTGTTTGAACGTTCACATATGTAGCTGTGTTAGAAGCTGCGTTCAATGGTGCAACAGCACTAGAACTTGTTGTGTTAGCAGCACGAACAACGTTCAAAGCACTTGTATATGCTAAGAAGTTAGCTGCAGTAAAGAATGATTCAAAGTTATTATCGTCTGGTTTTTGAAACAACTCTACGAGTGTATCTTGGTCTGTAACCAAAGTAACTTGTTCTATAGGCCCCCAATTGAACCTACCAGCATAACCACCAACAGAAGTACCAGCGGCAACTACTACATTAGTGAGGTCAATTTCAGATGTATTTACGCCAGGACTTACTTGAAAGGCCATATCTTCTCTCCGTTAAATTTATTTTTTGAGTTTTTGTGTGAAGTATTCGTTACTCTGATAATATTTATAAATAACCATAGTTGATGAATAATATTTAGTGTAAGGTAAATATGAAGTTTCCCCAAAAAGCAATTGATCGTTTTAATGCCAAGATTAATAAAACAGGCAGTTGTCACGAATGGAACGCTTCCAAACAAAAACAAGGTTATGGAATGTTCTCTTATGACGGAAAATCCAAACCATCTCATAGATTTTCTTATCTTCTTCACAAGGGAGACATTGCCGAAAATATGGTAGTTCACCAAACTTGTGAAAACAACGGTTGTGTAAATCCAGACCATCTTGTTTTACAGACCAAAAGTCAAAATAAAAAAAATTACAACTCTACTCATGTCAGTAAAGAAATGGTAGAAAAAAGTAGTGTCAAGTTTCTTTATCGTCTTCGTAGTGTTAGACCAGAACTAGAAAAAGAAATTGATGCATTACTCATGTTACTCGTTACCGAAAAGATGAAAGATGAAGATGACTTTGGTTTTGAAGAAATAAAGAAAGAAAATTACCTCTAGTATAATTCTCTCTGCCATTCTTGTCCAGCTGGTTGCCACACATTATCATCGCCAGGAATTGAATTTTCCTCTGGATCATGACCATCTTCAATAAACCCAAAAGGAACCATTTCTTCTTCTATCATTT